GCCGAAGGGCACCGGGCGCCTCTCGTCGGGAGAGCGCGACGACCTCCGGGCCGAGCTGGCCGAGCGGTACGCACCCGCGACCCGCCGGAGGCGCCGGCAGTGACCCCGGGAACGACGAAGCGGCCCCGACCTCCATCAGGAGGCCGGGGCCGCTTCGTGCTCTGGAGCCGGAACCGAGCGTCGATGTCCCGTCGACGGGTCCAGGGTAGGGCGAGGTCGACTCGGAGTCGAGGTGGCGCTGGTCAGCCCACCGGGCTCGGGCTGGGCGCCGGCTGGACGAGGGCGTCTCGGATCTCCTTCAAGACGGCCATCTGGGCGTCGTCCCGGGCCACCAGGACGTCCTGGAGGGCCGCCAGCCGCTCCTCGGCCTGGACCGAGTTCGCGTGCGTCGCCACGATGAAATCGGCCACGGACCGCGGGTTGCGGACGCCGTCGCGGTTCTCGTCGGCGTACTCCTTGTAGTGGGTGCCCAGGACGGCGTCCCGGATCTCCTTCACGGTCAGCTCTGCCACGGAGGGCTCCTTCGCTGGGGTCTTGGCCGGCGGGGCCGGCGGCCTCGGGGGCAGTGGGGGGAGCCGGGCGAAGGCGCCCGACTTGACGAGGTCGTAGACCTCCGGGCCAGGGCACGTGGTGCCGTGGAGGTCCCGGTGGCCGACGACCCGGGTCGCCCTGGGGAAGTGCCTGAGCCAGACCTCGGCCCGGTAGTCCTGGACGGCCTGAACGAGCCGGCGGCTCGGGTCCTCGCCGGGGCCGAGCAGGAGGAGTACGGCGCCCCAGAGGGCGTTCGTCGTGCCGCTCCCGTTGGCCCCGGACTTCGCCGTGGCGCCCCGGAGAGGCCACACGCGGCCCTCCTGGTCGATCGCCGTCTGGTAGGCGATGTCCGACGCCCCGTCGACCGTCCCGAGCCCCCCAGGGGCCGTGTGCATCTTCCGGTAGCTCTCCAGCCGGGCGGCGATGCTGGAGGGTGGCGGGCTCCCCAGGGGCGCGGAGGTACCCGGCCAGTGGACGGCGAAGCCCCGGAGGGTGGCCGGGTCGAGCGGCTGAAGCGCGCGCACCGGGCCGGTCTTCGTCCAGTCCGAGCGGCGCAGGTACGTGGTCACAGGTTCCGGAAGGTGGACTCGTCGTGGCCGCGCTCGCCGCCGCCGATCCCGGCCGGGACGGCCTTCGCGATGGCGCCGTCGGCGCCGGTCGCGCCGATGGGCTTCAGGAGCCCGAAGTGCGAGGCCGTGCCGGAGACGAAGGCGACCATGAAGCCGACGAGCGCGGCCTTCAGCTCGAACTCGCCCCCGGTGGCGCCGAGCGAGGTCGCCCAGCCGGTGACCAGGGAGAGCGCGAGCAGGGTCAGCGCCTTGACCGACCCGGAGGCGAACCGCTGGGTCACGAAGGCGACCACGGCCGGCAGGATCGTGCCGATCAGGAAGGTCAGCCAGAACTCGTCGATGGTGACGACGTACTCGGGGATGCGGTCCATCGGGGTGCCTCTCTGGGTGGGTGCGGGCATGACGAAGCCCCGCCCGGATCTGCCGGACGGGGCTCGAAGGGGGGTCAGTCGATGGGGTGGTCGTGCTTGCGGTCGTGCTCCAGGAGGTGCGCCATCAGCGTGCTCGCCTGTGCGTCCTGGCCGGTCTCCAGACGCTTCAGGCGCATGACGATGTCCTCCTGGCCTCTCAGCACCTTCTCGGCGAAGCCGTTGCCGGTGGGCTCCGAGAGCTTGCGGACCTCGTCGATCTGGTCGGAGGCGCGGCCGGCGGCCTTCTTCGCGTCGTTCGCGGCGTGCCGGGCCTGGATCGACTCGCGGAGGAGGGCGATCAGCGCGGCCAGGATCGTCGTGAAGAAGGCCCAGGCCGGCGCGGACATGCCGCCCTCGCGGAAGATGTCGGACAGGTCAGAGAGCAAGAGGTTCCCCCCGGGGTCGTCTCACGGTTGAAGGCCCGGCCGAGGCGGCCCGCCCACACGGGCGGCCCCGGCCGGGGTAGGTGGGTCAGGCGCTGCCGATGTAGACGGCCCTGAAGCTGGAGCGGAAGCCGCCGGAGACGAGCGTGCTCTGGGAGACGCCCGCGGTGTGTGCCGCGCCCAGCTCGACATAGTCGGTCGCCGCGGTGGCGAGGACGAGGATCGGCGGGACCACGACGGTGCAGAGGGCGGTCCCGGTGGTGTACGGGATGCTGATCTGCCCGCCCTCGGTGAGCGGGCCGACGGCGCCGTTGAAGAGCACTCCGGCCCGCCGGGTGTCGTTGACCCCGCCGGAGGTGCCCGTGGCCCAGGACACGGCGCCCGACACTTCGTACCAGCCGAGGGTCTTCCCGATGACGATCCGGCTCGTGTTCACGGCGTTGTCGTGCTGGCCGTCCCGGTCGATGACCTCGTTCGTGAAGGTCACCGGGGTGAAGGTCGCTGTCCCGGTGGCGATGGCCTGGCCGACGCTCTGGGAGAGGTAGCAAACCGGGCGGGTGAGGTCCCAGAACTCGTAGGCGTCCTGGACTCCCCGATTCCACCCGGCCGCCGTGATCTTCTGCCCGACGGCGACGTCGGTCGGGCTCGGCTTCGTGACCACGTGGTGCTCCTCTCAGAAGGCGAAGGCCGCCTCGTGCCAGACGTTCACGGACTCGCCCGCCACGTGGGCGTGGGCGATGGTGGGCAGGACGCCGCGGGTCACCGTGACGGTCTGGGCCGACTGGGTCGAGTTCGAGGCGTGCGCCGTCCCCGCCCAGGCGCCACCGTTCGTGGCGCCGTCGAAGTACGACCCGACCCCGGTCGCGACCTGCTCGATCAGCACGCCGTCGACGAAGCAGACCTGGCCGGCGACCGAGGCCGTGACGTTGCCGATCGCGAAGAAGCTCGTCGCCGCGGTCGCCGTGAAGGAGACCCCGAGCTGGACCCACGCCCCGGTGGTGCCGGTGCTCGCCTGTCGGGAGTAGCTGAAGCTGGTCCCCGCGGCGAAGGCCTCCCCGATCTGGACGGGCGGGTTGCCGGCCGGCACGTAGACCCAGGCCGAGAAGGAGTAGCGGAGCCCGATCGTGGTCGCCAGGGAGAAGACGGCGATCGAGTTGCCGCCGGCCGCCGTCGGCCAGGTGACCTGCATCGAGCGCGAGCCGAAGAGCCCGCGGACCGTCGAGGTGGCGATCGTGCTCGTCGTGTACCCGGCGGCCGAGCCCGACCAGCCGGTCACGTTCGTCTCGAAGGACGGGTTCGTGCAGCGGTTGGTCCTGGTCGACGCCCCCGGGGCCGCGGCCACCGTGACGCGCTCGCCCATCAGGTCCAGGTCGAGCGGGTAGTCGGCCGGCGCCGTGGTGAGCACCGGGGAGCCGCTCGCCCCCGGCACCACGACGACCGAGGTCGCCGAGCTGGTGAGGTCGTACCCGAGGAGCAGCGTGCCGTCCCCCGCGTAGCGCCCGTACTCGGCGTCCTCGACGATGCCCTCGACCGGGTCGTCGGCCGGGGTGCAGTCGAAGGTGAGCCGGACGGCGTCCTTGGAGTAGCTCTCCTCCCAGCCCTGGACGTAGACGTCCGTCCGGGTGTACCCGAAGACGGCTGACGGAAGGCCCGTCAGTCGCAGTCGGATGCCCGGCCGGAGGCCGCCGATCAGGGCCGAGTAGAGGTCCGTCCCCGCGGTCGCCAGGTCGACCGAGAGCTGCTCGATGCGCAGGCTGTTGGAGACGTTGAGGTAGTACCCGGCGATGGCAATCGCGTCGGCCGTGCTGGCCGCCCCGGTGCTCACCGTGACCTCGCGCCGGTACCCGAGGGCCTCGGAGGGCGCGTCCGCGAGCAGGGCCTTGCCGATCGGGCTCTCGATGGTGACCCGGGTCGGAGCCGACTCGATCGAGCGCGACAGCTCGATCGAGTCGCCCTCGGCGTCGCCCTCGACGTCGATCGAGGCGACCACCGTCGGCTGGCGCATCTGGTCCGCCAGGAGCAGCTCCAGGCGCCCATCGGGGTGGCACCAGACGACGCCCCCGACGGTGCGGGCGAGGTTCTGGAGGGCCGCGGCGAGGTTCTCCGTGTCCCTGGTGTTGACCCGCACGACCTGTCGGTCGTCGGTCCCGATGACCCGGCCCTGGAGGACCGGGCTGGCCGCGGCCGTCGTGCTGAGCGCGGGCTGGGAGGTGGTGACCTGGGTCGGGCTGACGTAGGCCGAGACGACCGTGTTCAGCGGGAACCGGGACGACATGATCCCGGCCCCGACGTCGTCGGTGCTGAAGGCCGGGCTCGCGCTCGTGATCGAGGCGACCCCGAGCGTCACCGTGGCGGGGTCGACCATGCGCCAGTCGGCCTGATCCATCGCGTACCCGAGCAGCTCGCGCCACCTGTTGTTCGTGCTGGTCGCCGGGGGCTGGCCGAGCGCGTAGTACCCGAAGACGCCGAAGTCCTCGCCCTGGGCGTCGATCCCGGCGATGGAGATCGCCGGGCACAGGGTCTGCTTTCCCTCCTTCGAGGGGCCGCCGTACGACCCGCCGTAGACGAGCCGGGTCACGGTGGTGAGCGCGGGAGCCGTGGACAGACCGACGTACGCGAGGTCGTTGAAGTTGACCCCGATCCCCGACCCGAGCCCCTTCATGGTGAGGTCGAAGATCGTCACCTTCCGCCAGACCCCGTCGTTCATCCGGGTGATCCCGTAGAGCGTCGGGGTCGAGATCGGCGAGACGAAGGCGCCGGCCGCGCTGTAGTACCCGAGGTGCGTGGTCAGCGTGCCGACGTCGTAGTAGAGCCGGATGCTCCCGAGGTTGGCCGTCGCCGACCAGAAGTCGAGCACCGTGAGCGCGGCCCCGCCGGAGGCGATGGCCGTGTCGGTGGGCACCTTCAGGAAGAAGTCGATCTGCCCGGGGCCGGTCTGGGGGTTCACCTTCAGGACCGGCCCGACGCCGCCCGAGGGCTGGAAGGCGAGCTGGCCGTCCAGCTCCAGGCCGGCATCCGCCTCCTCGACCGCGTAGGCGCCCGCGCCCGACTTCGCCGGGACGATCGAGGCGACCCCGAGGGCCTGGCCGGCGACCGTGGTCCCGACGTTGCGGAACTCGCTCGCCGACCCGGCGTCGGAGGGGAACGGGAAGAGGTCGCACCACTTCAGGAAGTAGCGGGCGATGTAGTTCGCCTGCTCGACGTAACCGTTCTCGGTGGCCGTCCGGGCCAGCACGGCCAGGACGTCGGCCGCCGCGACGGACACCGTGCCGGTGTTGCCGTCAGCGTCCGGGAAGGCCGGCGACCAGCTCGTGATGAAGCCGACGAACCGGGTCCAGCTCGACGCGCCCTTCGTGGCCGTGACCCGGACGCGCCGGTTCTCGACGACGTTCGGGTAGTGCGGGCTCAGGGGGTTGTCGGGCATGAAGCGCCCGTCGTCGTTGCGCAGGCTGAAGCGCCAGGTCGCCGGAGCGCAGTCCTCGAACTCGCTCGGGCGGCCGAAGGTGCCGGTCGCCCCCGCCTCGGCCTGGACGTACGCGGTCACGTCCGTCCAGGTGCCGGCCGTGAACTCGACCTCGTGCTTCAGGGTGGTGAGGACTCCGGGGGCCATGCCTCACTCCTCTGGGTGGCGGATCAGACGGTGCCGAACATGAGCCCCTTCGCCTTCGCGCCCTTCAGCGCGCGGGTCACCTCCCGGGCCAGGAAGTCCTCATTGCCGACCGCGCCCGCGTAGACGTTGACGGTCACCCCCTGGCCGAAGCCTCCGCGCCCGAGCGGCACCACGGCCTCGGGGCCGGCCTCGCCGATCATGGCGAGCGTCGGCTTCGAGACGATGCCGCCCTTGGCGAGGTAGGGGATGTCCGGCGTGCCGATGGTGAAGCCGCCGACCGAGCCGAGCGGCCCCATGTCGATCGAGGGCACCGAGAACGAAAGCCGGTTCCAGCCCCCGATGATCGAGTTCAGGGCACCCTTGAAGCTGCTCACGAGCCCGGTCCACATGCCCTTCGCGATCCCGGCGATCTTCCCCGGGGCGGTCTTGAACATGGAGATGATCTTTCCCCAGTTCGTGACGATCCAGCGGACCGCGAGCCCGATCGGGCCAGTCAGGATCGGGAGCAGGCGGGGCCAGTTGCTCTTGATCCACCCGACGAAGCCCTCGACCTTCTTCCAGACCCAGTTCCAGGCCGTGACGGCGCCACGCATGGCCCCCTGCACGATGTTGCGGAAGGTCTCGGACTTCTTGTAGGCGATCACGATCGCCGCCACCAGGGCGACGATGGCGAGGATGACCAAGCCGATCGGGTTCGCGGTCATCGCGATGTTGAAGAGCCACTGGACCGCGGTCCACGCGATCATCACGGCTCGCGCCACCTTCACGGCGGCGACGATCGTCCCGATGACCGCGGCGAACGAACCGAGCACGACCAGGAGCGGGACGAGCCAGGACTGGTTCTCCTGGGCGAAGGAGATGATCCCGGCGGCGATCTGCTGGAACTTGACCAAGGTCTCGCGCTTGAAGGTCTCGATCTTGGCACCCGTGTTGTCGTTCAGCGTGGTGCCCATCCGGTCGGCCGCGCCGCCGACGTTCTTGATCTCGTTCTGGGCCTTCGTCGTGTCGAGCGCGAAGAGCGCCTCCCCGAGGTCTTCGGCCTGGGTACCGAACAGGGCCACGGCGGCCTGAGACCGCTTCACCGGGTCGGGCATGGCCCGGAGCTTCTCCAGGGTCAGCCCGAGAGCCTTCTCCGCGGTCTCGCCCCCGGCGCCGATGGCCTTCGCCATCGTGCCGGCGTTCAGGCCGACGGCCTTGAAGCCCTCGGAGGTCAGCTTCGAGCCGTCGACGGCCCGGATCGAGAACTCCTTCAGGGAGTCCGCGACGATGTCGGCGTCGCGGGCGCCGGCCTTCAGCCCCTGGGAGATCAGGGCCGTCGCGGTCGCGCCGTCGAGGCCGAGCTTGCGGAATTGCGTGCCGTACTCGTTGATCGTGTCGAGGAAGTCCCCGGCCTTGTCGGCCCCGCCCTGGAAGCCGACGGTCAGGATGTCGAGGGCCTCCTTCGAGTTCTTCGCCATGCCGGTCTTCATCATCTGCGACACGGCGTTGACGGTGCCGCCGAGGTCGAGGTCGAAGGTCGTCGCGAGGTTCATCACCGAGCCGGTGATGGCCTTCATCTCGGCGTCGGTGGCCTTCTCGTCGAAGAGCCCGCCCTGGAGCGACATGCGGAGCGCGTTCGCGGCGTCCTCCGGGCCGGCGCCGAAGTTGTCCGCCCAGAGGTCGCCGGCCACCTTGCCCAGCCGGGCCGCCTCCGGCCCGGTCTTGCCGAGCTGGGCGTTCATCTTGTCCGTGACCTTCTCGGTCTCCAGGCCCTGCATCAGGCCCGCGACGAGCATCGCCCCGCCGGCCGCGGCTCCGGCCGCGAGGCCGGTCTTGACGTGCTCGCCGACTCCGGCCGCCTTCTTCCCGACGCCCTCGATCGCCTTCGAGGCCGAGACGTCCTGGCCGAAGAGCTTGAAGGTCAAGCTCGTGCTGTCACCTGCCACGACGTCCGCCCTCCTTCTTCGTGCTCTTGGTCTGGTCCTTGGCGTACTTCTCCGCGGCGTCCGCGAAGCCGACCCAGAAGTCGTAGCGCATGTCCCAGACGTTCATAGGCGTGATCCCCGGCCAGACGTGAGCGACGACGAGGATGTGCCGGTAGACCGACTCCTCGATGTCCTCGATCGGGAAGGCCCCCGACGTCGCGGTCGGGCGCTTCCTGCCCGACATGAAGCCGGCCGGGGTCAGATGGGGTCCGGCGCCGGCTCCTCCTCGGTCGGGTCGCCGGGCTCGGACTCCAGCGAGAGGCCGTTCAGGGGGAAGTCGCACGCCTCCTCGAAGCCGAGGCGCTCGCCGGCCTGCCAGCGGGCGATGAAGATCAGCGCGCCGAGCGCGAGCAGACAGCTCTCGTCTGACATCGCCTCGACGCCGCGCTCGTCGGTCGAGAGCGACTCGTCGTTCCCGATCTCCTGGAGCCGACCGATGCCGGCCTGGACGTCCTTCAGGGACAGCCCCGAGGCCCGCTTCAGCGCGAGCAGGACGGCGAGGCTGGCCTGGTTCGCGGCGCCCAGGGCGTACGAGCGGCCTTCGATGGTGATACGCACGGCGGGTCTCCTGGTGTGGGCTCAGGTGAGGGTCTTCTTCGCCTCTTCGAGGGCGGCCCGGACGGCCTTCTCGATCTGGGGCTGGTCCTTGCGGATGATCGTCCGGAAGTAGGGCCGGCCGCGCTGGGAGACCCAGCGCTCGCGGTTGCCGAAGACCGGGTGGCGGAACGGCCGGTCGGAGTCCCACTGGCGCACGAGCTTCTTCCGGTCGGCGTCGAGCCCGGCGCCCGTCGAGCGGATGAAGACCCCGACGCGCTTCCCGGTGGCCCCGGAGGCGAGCTGGACCTTGATCCCGGCGGCGATGCCCCGCCGGAGGCCGGTCGAGCGCCCCCGCCCGCGGGAGAGCGGGGGCTTCATGACCTCGGCCTTGCTCTTCTTCGCGGCCACCGTGGCGGCCTGGCGCAACTCCTTGCGGAGCTGGGTCTTGATCGCTGGGGCGAGCTTCGACGTCCGGCCGGCCAGCTCGGCGAACTCCTTCGCCTCGATGCTGATCTCGATCGGTCGGCCCGCCATCAGAGCGCGGTATCGGCCGTCCGGGCGACCAGCCACATCGGCTGGGCCGCAGTGAGGTTGTCCAGCACGGTGAAGTCGTGGTCGACCGTGATCAGCTCGCCGTCGTTCGTCTCGGGCAGGTCGCCTTCGAGCCGGACGTCGGGCAGGACGACCTGGAGGACATCCGTGCCGCTCGTGAAGGTCGCCAGGAGCCCGATCGTGGAGTCGGCCAGGAAGGCGTCCCGGAGCGTCGTCTGGTCGTACTCGACCGTGATCCGGCCCGTGATCTCGCGGAGCCCGACGGCGGGCTTGTCCTTGCGGCCGGCGCCCCCGAAGTTGAAGCGGTCGGTCGCGTAGTTGTGCTCGACCTGGACGCTGAAGGACCGGATCGAGGCCGCCGCCGCGCCGGCCACCGAGCCGAGCGTGGTCGTCGTCGGCGCCGTGAGGGTGCCGTTCACGGCCACGATGCCCTGGGCGAAGTGGAAGACCGGCGCCGTGGCGTAGCTCGGGGTCGCGTAGGCCTGGGCCGTGGTGACATCCCCGGCGTCGATCCCGAAGGACGCTGTCACGATGTCGCCGTTGGAACAGTCGATCTCGAAGTCGGTCACCACCGCGCCGAGGAAGGAGTAGGCGTCGACCGTGCCGTTGACCCGGGGGATGCCCTTCTGGATCGTGAGCGAGTTCGGGGTGTCCCCGAGGGTGAAGACCTGCTGGTAGAGCGAGCCGGACACGAGGTTGGAGGCCCCGGTGCCCATCGCTGCCTGCCAGAGCAAACCCATGCCCTTGGTCGGGATCTCCAGCTCGATGTCCCCCTGGCCCTGGGCGGTGGGCACGACGCGCCGGATCGAGCGCGGCACGCGGCCCCCGACCCGCAGGCCGGTGCCCTGCTTGACGTCCTTGTCCCACTGGAGGGACTCCCCGGTGAAGGAGACGAAGCGCGTCGGCGCGACGTAGGTCTTGTAGGTGCTCTCGACGCTGAAGCCGATCGAGCAGTCCTGGAACGTGGTCACTTCGCCTCACCCTTGTCCTTCTCGTCGTCGGCCTTCGGGGCCTCGACCTGCTCGAAGTTGCCGACCTGGGCCAGGAGCCCGGCGCCGGGGTGGTAGACCTCGACGGCGTCGACGATCCCGTCCTCGTTGACGACCGCGCGGGCCAAGGCCCGGTCGTAGGGCTTCAGCTCGCCGGTCGTGGTGTCGCGGCCGACCTTCTTGAAGTCGGACGGCGGCTTCCCGGCGACGGTGGCCGGGACCTCGAAGGTCTCCCCGGCCTTGACCAGCCGGCCGAGCGCGGCGACGAAGACGTCGCCCTGGGGGTTCGTGTTCTTCAGCCAGACGGACATAGCGGGGGCTCCTTCAGAGCAGGCGGAAGGTCTGGACGGTGAGGGTCGCGACGAGGGCCGCGTAGCGGCCCTTCTCCAGGACGTCGGGGTCGTCGGTCTCGTCGAGGGAGTAGGCCGAGACGTAGGCGTTGTCGCAGGCCCCGCCGAGGGTTTCGTTCCCCTGGGTGCGGAAGTGGTCGGCGAAGGTGCCGAGCATGGTGAAGGCGGCCTCGGTGGCCGTCTGCTGGGCCTCCGGCCCGCCCCCCTGGAAGACGGACAGGATGACCTCGACCTCGGCGTCCTCCCGGCGGGGCCGGTTCGTGCCGAGGATCATCTGCGAGGACTCGACGGTGGCGTTGCCGACGCTGATCACCTGTTCGCCGAGCCAGCCCCCGGGCGGGCCGTAGATGACCTGGGCCGCGGGGAAGAGGGTCGGGAGCAGGGTGTCGACGAGGTAGCTCTTCACGCCCGGGATCGCGCTGCCGGTCGCCATCAGAAGCCGCTCGATCGGTGCGGGTTCAGGATGCTCTGGACGGCGTACGGGAGCATGAAGGACTGGGCGACGGCCCAGTCGGGCGCCCCGGTGGCGTCCTGGCCGAGGGCCGGGTGGGGGCTCTGCTGGCTCGTCTGCCAGAGGCCCTCGATCGCGCGGAGCACGGCCTGGCGCGCCCAGGGCGGCGTGGTCGTGTAGCCGGCGACGTAGGTCACCGAGACGTTCTGGAGCGAGAGCGTCGACCAGCTCGACCCGAGCGAGTCGCGGTAGAGCAGCGAGCGCGCGGAGTCGAGGCGGTAGTTCGAGGCCGTGACCTCGATCCCGTCCTCGCCGACGTAGAGCACCTGCAAGAGCCGGTGCGGCGAGCAGACGACGCACGGGCACGGGGTCTTGCGCAGGATCAACGGGCCGGCGCCGACCGAGAAGACGTCGGTCACGGTCTGCCGACGGATCGGCCGGCCGACGTGGCTCTCGACGGCGTCGGTCACGCCCGAGGTCAGGAAGAGCAGCTCGTCGTCGTCGACGGTGCGCGAGGTCGGGAGGTTGAGGTGCCGCTTCACGTCCGCGAGGCTGACGAGCCCCATCCGGTCGGCCGGGTCGACCTCGAAGACGTCGGCGTAGGCCGAGATGACCGTCCCCCCGGTGACCCACCGGGCGAGGTGCCGGCCGGCCTGGGACGCGGCGAAGTCGACGAAGTAGACGCCGGTCGAGCTGGTCGACACCGTTGGCGTGACCGTGGTCCCGTCGGGCTGGGTGATGGTGAGCGTGACGGGCGTGGTCGCCGTGGCGGCCCCGGCCGCGTTCTTCACGGTGATGGTGAGGGGGACCAGGGCGCCGAGCGGGTAGGACACGGTGCCTCCGATCAGGTGGTGTGGATGAAGATCCGGGGCGGGGCCGAGGTCAAGGCGGCCCGGAACGGGGTCATGCCAGGGGCCGTGAAGGCCGCGGGGAGCGCGCCCGTGACGGTGGTCGCAGAGTTCGCGGCGTCGACCGAGAGGTACCCAGCGTGGATCATGTTCGTGGAAGGCGCGCTGAGCCCGGAGTAGGCGAAGGGGTGCCAGGCGCTCACGGTCCGGTAGGTGCAGGCCGCGACCTGGGGGACGCCGCCGACCCAGTACCACCCGGCCGCCGGGATGGTGGAACTCACGGCGCCGGTCTTGATCCCGGTCGAGGTCGTGGAGATCGTCGGGGTCTCGCAGACGAGCGTGCCCGGCAGGCCGTCCGCGCCCATCGTGTAGACGCCGAGCCGGACCACGCCGCCCGCGCCGGCCGCGACCGTGACCTCGAAGGTGAGCGAGTCGATGGCGATCGAGTTCGGGATGTAGATCGGGGCGACGTAGAGGCTGTTGAGCGCGCCGGTAGACGAGCTGTTCGCCGCGGGGCTGTTGCCGTAGTAGCGGTTGCTGACCCAGCCGGGAGGCGCGTCGCCACTCCCGCCGCTCACGGTCGTCCAGGCGGTGTCGTAGTCGGTGGCGCTCGACTTCGTGAGCACCTGGCCCGTCGAGCCCCCGGCGGGCTCCAGACGAGGGAGCAGGGCGGTCACGCTCGCGGCGGTCGCGGCGGCTGCCGCGACGGTCTCGACGGTGGTCACCCGGCCGTCGAGGGCGGTCACGGTCGCGCTCGTCGCGGCGGCCCCGGCCGTGGTTTCCACGGCGGCGATCCGGGCCTTCACGGAGGCCGCGGCGCCCTGGGGGCTGGTGCCGAGCGTCTCCTGGATCGCCTCGACGGCGTCCTGAAGGTCGTTGACGTGCGCCGAGCCGACCGGCGCGCCGGAGACCTTCGTCGTGAAGAGGTCGATCCCGGTCGGGTAGGCAGTGGTCACGGGTTCAACCTCCGGTCAGGGTTCCGACGGCCCGCACAGAGCCGCCCGCGGTGCCGTAGGTGGTGGTCGGGGCCGCGGGGTCGTCGTACAGGGCCACGTCGTACAGGGCCACGTCGTACAGGGAGCCAGGAGAGCCGCCGCCGGGCCGGGTGAAGGCCTGGACGCTCGCGCCCCCGGCGGAACGGGTGGAAGCGGCGATGGAGCCGGCCATGTCGCCCCCGATCGCGCTCAGAATCGTTCTGACAGAAGTCGATCAAGCCCGGAAGCCCCCAGGACGCCCTCGACCGAAGCCGAAGGCGTCCTGGAGCCCCGGTGACGCTTCAGCGACCGTTGCCGGGGCCGCCGCGCCGGACGGTGCCGCGAGCGGTGCCGGTCTCGACGTCGGCCTCCGAGGCGCGAGCGGTCTCCGGGGTGTCGTTGCCCTTCGAGCCCTCGGTCTTGGCCGGGGGCGCGACGGTCTTCGGTGCCTCGTCGGCCGCGCGGGTGCTCGCGGTCGGGTTGTCCTCGCCGTCGCCGACGGTCGGGCCGCCGGCCCGCCCGGGGATCAGGTTCTCGTCGACGTAGCCGGTCTCCTCGGCCGCCGCGCGGGCGACGGGGCGGGCCTGCTCGCCCTGGCCGATGGCCTGGGCGCGGGCGAGGTTGGTGTCCGGCTGGCCGTCGGTCGACTCGCGCCCGGTGGGCGCCCCGGCCAGCTCCAGCTTCGTGAAGACGCCGCCACGGGTGGAGGCGACGCGCTCGTCGTCCAGCTCGTAGGCGGTGCCGGCCCGGACCATGTCCGCGGCCTCGGTGTCGGGCAGGTCGACCTCGGTCCCCCGCGGGGGCCAGCTCTTCCCGTCCCTGGTGCCGCTGATGTCCGCGGCGAGCACGACTCGTGCCATGACAGGTTCTCCTTGATCGGGGGACTGAGTGACAGATAACTCGCATTACCTGTCGATGTCTGGAGCGGTCCGGGCGGGGGCCGAAGCCCCCGCCCGGGGTGGATCAGGCCGCGTTGCCGACGAAGACCTTGATCGCGCCGGTCGTGTCGGCCAGGTCGCCGTCCGCCCGCATGATGCAGCGGTAGGTGGCGAGATCGGTGTTGAAGGCGAAGTCGTCGCTCCGCTCGAACCGGACGCCGTTCACGAGCCGGACCATGTACCGGCTGAAGTCGCCGAAGGCGACGCTCCTCGCGGAGAGCGCGACCGCGCCGACGTTCGGGTCGGTGGCGATCGGCTTGCCGAGGAAGGTATCCGGCACACCGACCTGGAGGCTGGGCTGCCAGAGGTACTGACCCGCCGAGTCCTTCAGCTTCCGGACGTTGCCGACCGTGGCGTCGCGCATCAGCCAGCCGGCCGACGGGCTGTTCCGGTACGGCGCGATGACGGAGTAGAAGAGGTCGATCAGGTTGTCGGCCGTGAAGGCGCCGACGACCGAGGCCGCCCCGGTGACACCGACGGTGGCCGCGGTCATGACGCCGTTCGGCTGGTTGGTCCCGGTGCCGGTGATGGCGTGCGTGCCGAAGGCGTTGCCCACGGCGCGACCGGCCTGCATCGAGAGGTAGCCCTCGATGTCGACCGAAGTGTCCTGGAGCAGCTCCGAGGAGACCTGGAAGAGCGTCGCGTACTTGTAGGCGTCGAGCGGCATCTGGCCGAAGGCCGGGTCGCTCGCGGCGATGGTGCCGGCCTCGGCCACCAGGGAGGCGGTCGAGTGGCCGGTGGTCTTCGGGACCAGGATCTGCTCGCCCGAGGTGGTGTTCAGCACGGTCGGGCCGAGCTGCATGATGCCGGCGACCTCGATGAAGTGCTGCATCAGCCGCTCGTAGAAGCTGGTCTTGACCGTGTTCGCGCCCGCGCCGGCCGACAGCTTCGACAGCACGCGGAAGTCGACGGGGCCGTCGGCCTTGACCTCGAAGGTCCGGGTCTCGCCCTTCAGGAAGGAGCGCAGGCGCTTCGAGACGTCGCTCTCCTGCCCCGGGGTGCTGCCGGGGCGGGGCTCACGGCTCCGGATCTCCGAGAGGGCGTCCTGGGCGTCCTGGGCGCGCTTCTCGCCCTCGGTGAGGGCCTTCACCTGGGCGTCGAGCCGGTCGAGATCGCCGTTGCGACGCTCGAACTCGGCGTTCTCCTCGCCGGTCAGCTCGCGCTTCTCGGAGGTCGCCAGGTCGACGATGGCGGTCATGCCGCTGTAGATGTTCGCCCGCTGCTCCAGCAGGGCCTGAATACGGTCCACGATGCCCTCCAGGGCAGGTCGATGCGCCCCGCCGCCCAGGTGGCGGCCGGTGGCGCGAGGAAGAGTTGTCGGTCGTTCGACGGTGGGTGGCGCCCTGCCGTCAGAGGGCCTTGCGGGCCAGCTCCATGCGGAGCCGGCGAACCGAAAGCGGCGGGTGGGTGGCGCCCTGTCCGCTGCTCCCGGAGGTCTTGGTGTCGATCACGGTCGGCGCCCCCGCCCGCAGGAGGACGTCCAGCTCGTCGACCGAGGCGGCCTTCAGCACGGTGTCGACGTCGAGCCCGCGCTTCTCGGCGAGGTGCCGGAGGCCGGTCGTCGTATCCATGTAGGCCGGGTTGACCACCGGGGCCACGTCGACGAGCTGGATCGAGCGCAGCACCCGCAGGGGGAAGCCCTGGTCCGTGTAGTCCCAGTCCTCGTCGAGCACACGGAAGGCGAAGGACGAGTACCGCAGGTCGCCGCGCTCGGCGAGCGCCCGGACGTCCCGGGCGTAGCTGGTCTCGGGCAGGTCGACGTCGTACTCAACCCCGACGGCGTCCTTCGACAGCCGGAGCGTCGAGGAGACGAGCCGGCCGAGCAGGTACTGATCGTCGTGCTGGTAGCGCGCGACGACGTCGCCGCGCTCGCCGCGGACGGTCTGGTCGTCGACGGCGTCCAGCTCGATCGTCTCGACGAAGCCGCCGAGGTTCTGGCTCAGGGTGCGCCACTTCAGGGCGTACCCGCCGAGCCGGCCGAGGCCGGTGTCGGCCGCGCGAAGCTCGACCGTGCCGGTCGTGGACCGGGTCTCAGTCGGTCGGGTCATCGTCGTCCTCCTCCTCGGGGGCGGCCGGCGGGGCCGGCGCTGGTGCGGGGGGCTTCAGGGCTTCCTTCTCGGCCGCCGTCAGGGGACGGCGGTTCTCCAGCGCGCGGCCCTCGTCGAGGGTCTCGATGCCGGTCCGCAGGTTGATCTCGTGGACCTGGGCGCGGGTGATGCTGTCCGAGCGGACCGTGGCGTCGAGGTTGAACCGGGCGAACACCGGGCGCGGCATCAGGGTCGACAGGGCCTGCTCGATCCGCACGGCCCAGGGCTGCACGACCCGGGAGTTGAACCGGAGTTCGGTCTGCTCCAGCGTCTTGTAGGTGAGCGAGGAGCCGGTCTCGCCGCCGATCTCCTCCGGCGGGACGCCGTAGATCACGGCGATCTGGGTCGCCGAGAGCTTCAGGGTCTCGATGAACTGGATCTGGTCGGCCGGGATGCCGATCGTGCTGTAATCCCAGTCGTTGCCGGTCAGGAGGACTTCGCGGTTCGCGACGGAGGCCTTGAAGCGGGCCTTCAGCTCCTCGGTCTGGGCCGGGTCGAGCTGGAGCTGGGTGTTCTTCATGTGGCCGCTCGGGATGGCCCCGTTCGCGAACCAGTCGCGCGCCGTGAGCTGGGCGTGCTGGCCGGTCTCCAGCGTCGAGCGGAAGGCCGAGATCGGGTTCAGGCCCCGCCAGGAGCCCGGCGGGACGATCCACGGGATGTGGACGATGTCCGCGGAGTCGATCGGCCGCTGGTCGAGCAGGTAGGCCGGCAGGCCGTTGTCGTCCTCGATGGTGACGTGCCGCGGGTCGAGCCAGACCAGGCTGGTCGGCCAGCCGTCGGTGCCGCGGCTCGTGACGAGCCCGAAGGCGTTGCCGTCGGCGAGCAGGGAGGCGACGGCCTGGGCCTTCCAGGTGGCCGGCGTGCCCCAGACCGGCGTGGTGAGCAGCGGGGGCTGGCGGGGCACCTTCTCGGTGATCCCGTCGCGCTCGCGGTAGGCGTGCAGCGGGGTCGAGCTGACGGCGTCGATGATGATCCGCTGGGCCGCGAAGAGCGGCACCAGGGAGAGCGGGTCGCCCGCATACCGCTGGTCGGCGCCGGCTCCCCAGTAGTTCTGGAAGGTGGTCGCCCGGCTCTCGACCCGGCGGCGTCGCAGGAGGCTCACGGGGCCTCCTCGACCAGGGGGTCTTCACGGTGGACGGCGCCGAACAGGAAGGACCAGCCGAAGGCCAGGAGGCCCCCGACGAGCAGGGCGACGACCAGCCCCGCACGCTCGTACACGCCGAGGGCCACGGCGGCCGAGATCAGGGCGGCCCCGAGCAGCTCCAGGAGGGAGGTCGCGCGGGCGATGAACACGGCGACCTCCTGGTCAGTAGAAGCTCTTCAGCGGGTCGTAGGACTTGTCGGGCTTCACGGAGAGCGCCCAGTGCGCGAGCGTCACGCCGACCAGGGGCGTGATGTCCGAGCTGGAGGCCTTGCGGCCCCAGGCCCAGGTATCGAGTAGCTCGCGCTTGCGGCCGGCGCTGACCGCGGCCTCCAGCTCAGGCTGGCGGACGTGGCGGACCCGGTCGTTGACGACGTCGTCGTAGAAGGCGCCGCAGGCCTGGGCCATCTCGCGGGCGCCGGTCACGATCAGGGTCTCGCCCAGCTCCCAGCCGTCGGCGACCAGCTCGGGGAGCATGGAGCCGGCGGGGCCGGCGGCGTCGAGCACCAGGACCCGGGGGCCGACCTGCTCGCGCAGGTGGCCCAGCTCGCGGACGACCCAGTCGGTGCCGGGGCCGTGTGCGACGGTCTGGACGTGGACGCGCTCGCGGTTGTCGCGGTGACCGGCCATGCCGATGCACGACCAGTCGCGGTCGCGGCTGACGTCGAGCGAGAGGACGACCCGGCCCTCGACCTCCGAGTCGGGGTCGAAGGAGCGATTCCAGTGCTCGGCCGAGATGACCCGCTCCCCGGCGTCGCGGTCGATCCACTGATTGAGGTAGGCGCGCTGGAACTCCCCGGTGGAGAGCGTCTGGCGCGCGGCACGCACGACCGAGAGGTCGATCGTGTGGCCGAGGGCGGGCATGCAGCGCGCCCAGGCCTCCTCGTCGTCGGGGTCGGCGTCCTCGGGCGCGCTCCACTCGAAGTAGGCGAGCCCGCTCGTCGTGCCGGCCTCGACCAGCTCGCGGCCCTTGTCGACCTTCGCCTTCAGGTACAAGGAGTCCGGAGTGCCGGCCGTCGAGACGATCCAGAGCTGGCCCTGTCGGCGGGTCGACATGGCCGGGACGAAGGCCTGGTCGAGCCGGTCGTCGACCAGCGAGAAGGCCTCGTCCACGACCGGCATGTCGAGCACCTGGCCGTGCGCGGCCTTCTCGGTGTTCGCCGTGATGCCGATCGAGGAGCGGTTCGGGAAGCGGATCGACTCGCGGCCGGAGCCGCGGTAGACGTCGAACTTGCCGGCGAGCTTCGGGCTCGCCTCCATGTCGGCGACGTAGTCGGACTCCCACTTCTGCCGGGCGTCCTTCTGCGTCTGCGCCGCGTAGATGCAGCGCTGACGCCCCGGCGTCGGGCCGTCCGGCCGACCGCTCGCCTTCCAGAACTCGCTCATGCAGCGCTGGAGGAACAGGCTCAGGATCAAGGTCGACTTCCCGGACTGCCGGGGGACCGTGAGGACCACCGTGCGGTAGGCCGGGAGCTGGGTGTCGGGGTCGACCTCCAGCGCGACCGCGGCGACCTGCTTCTGCCAGGGCATCAGCCGGCGGCCGAGGTAGTGCTCGGTCAGCTCGGCGGCCTGCCTACCAAGGGTCGGACGGGTCGTCGTCCGAGGCGTTGCCCAGCGCGGGCGCGCCGAGGTCTGGAGCGTCGTCGTCATCCGGCGCCCCTCCGTGCTCGTACTTCGCGAGGTCGTTCAGCGTCGCGCGCAGCTCGCGGGCGAGCGCGGCCTGGAGCTGGCCGGCGCCCTGGTCGAGGGTGCGCGCCAGGTTGAAGGCCATCGCCGCGAGCGACTCGCCCATCGGGTGCGAGCAGACGAGCGCCTCGATGTCCTGCCGGGTCTTGCGCTCGACGTGCCCGACGTCCTGCTCGACGGCCCCCTCGGCCAGCGCCACGAAGAGGGCGGCGACCAGCCAGTCGTGCCGGGGCGTGCCCTCGGCCAGGCAGGCCGTGTCGATGGCCTTCAGGAGGGGGAGCGGGAGCCGGAGCGTCACGGCCTTGCGGTCCTCGGGCACCGGGGCCTCCTGACGTCAGGCGCCCTAGGCGCTACCCGGTGTGAGATTTTTCGACTGTGCGTGGGGTCGACGGGCGGGCGGCCCCCAAAAAATCATGGGGCTGACCTGCGCTGATGCAAACGTTTCTGATGATCACGCCCCTGACCTGCCCTGATGCATCGAGGTCATGATCGTTGAATCAGCTTGACGCATCGCCCTCCTGGCGCTGCATCTCCTTGCTTCGTGCTGCTTCGTACGCGGTGGCGTGGCTGACCACGTTCGCCCAGAGGGACATGATCAGTACCCACAGGATCGAATCCCTCCACCACAACAGGGTGGGCACGATGAGCACGATCCACACCACGGTCAGCGCAGCATGCAGGGTGGAGGCGCGGCGCCCCTTCACCCCCTGATCCGAGGGGGACTCCGTACCAGGGTCACCCCTGTACCCCCTCGCGAGGCGAGCCACTGTGCAGGGGTGCGTGCCCCCTTCAGGGTGTTGCAGCGCCAGCACGCACCACACAGATTCGACCTGTCCAGGGCGGGGCCTCCCTGCTCCAGGGGAACGATGTGGTCGACGACCCCCTTGTCGGGGTGCCCCACACGCGCCTCCCAGAGGAGGGTCTTCCGGCAGTACCGACAGGAGGCCTCCTCGCGCCGCACCTGCTGGCAGAGGGCCTTCCATGCAGCACCGTCGCGGCCAGGCCGACGAGGTGCCCTGGTGAGGCGGGGCTCGCGCATGGCCGCCTCCCTGGCCGAGGAACGACGAAGGCCCCCGCCGTGAGCGAGGGCCTTCAGGTCGAGGCGTGAGCGGTGCCGGCAACTACCGACACTTCATGACTCTGACGATCCGAGTGTTCCAGGTGTGGCGCTCCAACGCCAGACGGCCTTCTGGGCGCACCCGCGGCAGAGCCGGCGCCGCGCCGCGGTGTCGTACTCGGCCTGGTCCCCGGTGCCCAGCCAGGCGTCCGGCCAGGGCGCCGGCGCCCCGCAGAGGGCCGCGGCACCGATCAGGCTGTCGATCACGAAGTGGGCACGACCCCGGCGGCGCCGGTAGAGCCGGGAGGCTCCAGGGGGCGTCACGACGTCGTCGCGCCGCACGGCGACCGCTACCAGATCGGCCACGTCGTCACGACCTCCCGGATGCCGACGAAGATGCCCAGGAGCCAGAGGCCGGTCAGGGTGACCATCGAGCCGAGGAGGAGGCCGTCCACGACTCGGGAGCCCCTGGCGGCGTGCCGCACGGGCACCCAGCCGCGGTCGAGGTCGTAGTCGCCGAGTTCGACGACGATCTCCTCGAAGGTCTCCTGGGGACGCTCGAACATGCTCATCAGGCCGCCACCTTCGCCAGCTCGCGGAACGCCCGGTCGAAGACGTCCCCGACCCGGTAGACGGGGCTCCGGCCGTCGGCGGCGAAGCCCTGGATCTCGATGTCGCCCTTCGATGCCCATCCTCGGACCGAGCCGGCCGGGATGCGCTTCCTGATGCGGTCGTTCTCGCCGATCCGGAGGAAGACGTCCACCAGGCGCTCGACCTCCTTCGCCTGGAGCAGGCGGTTCTCGGCCGAGCGCACCATCTCGGCCCGCCGGCTCAGCACGTCGTAGGAGCGGGCGCAGGAGCGGCACTCGACGAGGGGCTGGTCGGGCCGAGCGACGAGCCGCGTACCGCAGTCGCACAGGCCGGCTTCGAGGTAGTCCGCGGCGATGTCCACGGTCGCCCAGGCGTTGTCGAGCGCGAGCTGGACCTCGTCGAGCATCGCCGCGGCGTACCCGCGGAAGCGGATCACGTCGAGGCGGCCCAGGAGGTAGTCCACCGGGCTGTCCGGCGGATTGCTCTTCAGGGGGCTCTCAGTGCCCCGCCAGACGTCCAGCGCCCACCGGGTGACCGTCTGGGCCAGGAGGACGTCCGCGGCCTCTGAGGCGGCAACGTCGTACGGCAGAGGACGCTCTGAGCCCCGCCGGCCGCCCGAGTCGGCCCCGATCCGGGTCTGGCGCGTCAGCGACGTGTCCAGCTCGCCCAGGGCATCGGGGACGCTCACGAGGAGCTTGCGAAGCAGCTCGGTGCAGGCGAGGCAGATCAGGGCGTGATCCACGGCGTTCGGCAGCTTGCAGGAGTCGCACATGCGGACGATCTTGATCACGTCACCCTCTCGGTCGTGCGAGTCCGTTCTGGGACGCACCCTATGCTGCAAGGTCCGATTTCGGCCACGTAACGCCCTGGATGTGGGTCACCCGTTCGGCTGACGTGTCCAGGACGGGACATCCCAGGTGCGCGGCTCCTGTCTCGGCGAGCCAGAGGGCGTCCGCGGCGTTGTGGTCGCCGATCTCGACCCCGGGGAAGCTCTGGCGGGCCAGGGCCAACATGTCGTCCTTGTCGGCCCCGCCGCGGCCGGTGGCGAAGGCCTTCAGGCTGCTCGGCGTCACCAGGGCCACCGTGCGGTCGCCGCTCCAGAGCGAGTGCCGCAGGAGCCAGTGCAGACCGGCGAGCTGGCGCATCGTGTCGTGCCCGTCGTAGGCCAGGCCCTCGATCACGACGAGGTCGGCCCCGGTGGCCCAGTCCCGAGCGACGACGAGGATCTCGGCGAGGCGACGGTGGCGGGCCTGCTCGGTCACGCGGCCCTTGATCTTCGAGGGCACGTAGGTCTCGGTGCCCACCACGCGCCCGTTCACGATGCCGGCGAAGCCGGGGGCCGTCAGGCTCGGGTCGATGCCGATGATCTTCACGCCGCACTCTCCAGGTCGGGGTCCAGGTCGTACTCGTCGAGGTCGGCGACCTCGGCGTCGGTGACCTCCGGGCCGGTGCCCTTCACGAGGGTCGAGATGGCCGTCACGCTCGATCGGGCGACCCCGGCGGCGAGGCCGGTCGCCCAGACCCAGGCGTCGACGGGTTTGCCGTCCTCGTAGGCGACGACCGCGCTCGCGCCGAGAGGGTGCTCCAGCCGCAGGACGACGGAATCGACCAGGGCGTCCTCGGTGACCTTCTTCCGGGCGACCCGGCCGGTCGGGGTCAGCTCGGCGCCGCGGTCCTCGACCATCGTCGTCACGGTGGCCCAGCCCTGGGCGTAGTCGGCCCGAGCGCGCCAGCCGGCCTTCAGGGCCGAGGCGCGGAGGGCGAGGGCGCCCTTCGACATCTCCTGGTCGGTCGCCGGCCGGGCAGGCGTGCCGGTCGGGTTGGGTGCGCGGCTGTCGGTCATCTTCGGGCTCCTCTCGTCGACGTTCGATAGGGGTTCCAGGTCCCAGGTCCCAGGTACCACCCCCCCGGTCCTAAAGGACCGGGGGGTGGAGGGAGGTGCCAGGCGAAGTACCACCCAGGTACCAGAGGTACCAAGTGCAGGTCAGAGCAGGTGCCACAACATCGGCAACCGAAGTACCACCCAGGTACCAAGCCCGTCTCACATAGAGAGACGCGCAGGTCAGAGCAGGTGCCACAACAGGTACCAGGGCATGATCAACAGGCCAGGTACCAGGGGGGGTGGTACCTGGAAAATGCGGCGTGTCTTCGATTTCTGCACCCGGGCGTGTCGGGGTCCAGGTGGTCACGACGCCCACCCCTCGGGCGCGCTCTCCGCGGTCCCCCAGGAGGCCTTCAGGGCGTCGTCGAACTCCGGGGTCTGGGTGCGGTCGGCGTAGTAGATCGAGCCGGACTTGCGGACCCGCCCCTCGGTGACCCAGCGGTTCAGGTAGCGCACGGCGGTGGTCTTCGGGATCTTGAAGTCGTCGGTCATGGCCTTCTGGGTGATCCCGGTCTGGTCGCACCCGACCAGTACCTGCCAGACCCGACGGGCGGCGTTGCCCTGGTCCTCGACCACCCGGGAGCCGGCCGCCAGGGACTCGACGACCAGGGACGGCCCCACGGCCCGGGTGGAGAGCTGCATCTCGTCGGTCTCGCGGTCGTTCTTCTGCTTCGAGTTCCGGAGGGCGAAGTGCGGCGAGCCCTCCTCCTTTCGGATGCAGTGCCAGATGATGTCCTGGTCGTCCTCGATGCCGGAGTACCCGCGGGTGTCGACGTCGTCCTTCGCCGTGTGGGCGATCGTGAGGATGGCCCCGTTGCCGCCGTCCACCGTGGCCCGACGAAGCTCCTCGATCCGGTCGACCACGACGCCCATGTCCGACCCGTTGCCGTCCGCGCCCCCGGAGACCTTGCGGAGCGTGTCGAGGACGATCAGGGAGAAGCCCCCGTCCTGGACGCGCCGCAGGAGGTCGAGGTAGGCCCCGCCCCCCTTGAAGAGGTTCACGGGGCTCGCCCGGACGACGAAGGCGTCGTCGGGCACCTGGAGCCCGCGGGCCTCCTCCCAGGCGCTCACGCGGTCGTTGAGCCCCGGCGCGCCCTCGCCCATGACGTAGAGCACCCGGCCCTGCTCGGTGTCCCGGTGGAGCCACGGCGTGCCGGTGGCGATGCAGAGCGCCCAGTCGATCGCGACGAAGGACTTGAAGCTGGCGTCGCGGCCCCGCAGGAGGATGGTCGAGGTCCGGGCGAGCACGCCGTGGATCAGGGGCAGGGGCTTGGGCAGGCTGGCGAGCTGGGCGCGGGTCAGGAACTCCGAGCCGAAGTCGGCGCGGGCCAGCTCGGCCTCGGCCTCCTCGGCGTCGACGATCCGGCGCGCGGTCCGCTGCACTCGCTGGCGCCGGATCGCTTCGTCGAGCATGTAGTCCCCGGTGGTGGGCACGGGCTCGCCGGCCGCGAGGGCGTCCTGGACGGTCTGGATCGCCGCCTCGGTGGTCTTGGCCGCCAGGCCCTCGAAGTAGGCCTCCTGGTCGGCCTGCTCGGCCTCGGTGCGGCACAAGCACCGCGCGCTCGACGGCCGGGGGCCGACCTTGTCGATCGCCCCGTCGACCGAGCGGTCCCACTCGGACTGGGCGCCGGCCACGCCCCGGACCGGGGTCATGCCCTCGATCCAGAGCCGGTACCCCTCGCGCAGCACGCGCTCGACCCCGGCGTGCCCCATCTGCCCGGCCCGCACGATCGCCATCACGCGCTCGTTGACGGCGTCGTGCCGGCCTTCGCCGGACTTGCCCTCGACGGCCTCGCGGAGCCCGTCGAGCTGCTCGACGACGAAGCGGCACGGCTCGCCCCGGCCCTCGCGGAGCGACTCGATGTACCCGTCCAGCTCGACGCCGGTCGACTCGTAGGCCCCGGCCGCGCCGTCCTTCTTCAGGCCGTCGACCCAGGTCGTCGGCAGGAGCGGCAGGTCGTCGACGTTCGGCACGTCGACCCCGGTCGTGCCGTCCGGACCGATCCACGTGTAGGCGACCCGGGTGTCCGGGTGGATCGAGGGCGCGGCCACGGCGTAGCGGTGCCCCGAGTGGATCATCTCGATGGAGGGCGCGGCCTGGGTCGGCCAGCGCAGGCCAGCCGGCACCCGGTAGAGCCGGATGCCCGACCGGCCGTCGGCCCTGCTCGTCGAGCGCCACGTCGGGGGGAGCTGGCCCCACCGGGCCTCCAGCTCGGCGACCGCGGCGAGGCCGGTCTTCGTGACCTCGCCCTTCACGTAGTCGTCGACGTCGAGGCCGACCACGTTCGCCGGCATCCGCAGGCCGATGTTCCCGGCGCCTGCGCCCTCGTCGAGCCAGGTCTGCACGTCGGCCGCGCTCGGGTAGCGCTCGCCGGCCTTCCAGCCCGTCCAGCCCTCGGGCGGGGGGACCTTCTTGCCCGCCGGGAGCGGGATGGTCCCCAGCCAGCCCGCCCGGCGGTAGTGGAGGGCGGCCCGCGCGAAGGGACCGACGTCGCCCTCGTCGTGCCGCTGGTCGTTCATGGTCACCGTGTCTCCGGCCTCTTGAAGGGGGGTTCGGTGCGGGTGAGGTCGAGTCCAGCTCGGCCCCGCCCCGGTGGCTTCCCACCACCGGGACGAGACCCAGCCGTCAGGCCGGGGGCCTGATCACCAGGGGGCGCCGCCGGTCCCGGTGGGCGCGAGCGGCTGGGCCGGCTGGGCCGGTCCCCACGGGCTCGCGGCCGGCGCGGCGGCCGGGATGGCCTGGATCTGGGGGGCGCCGTTCGCGTCCTGCCCGATGTGGCCGCCCTGGCCCGGCGGCATGGCGGTCGGCGACGCGGCGTTCTTGCGGACCTGGAGGACGAACTTCTTCGTGTTGCCCTCCTGGTGCGTGAACCGCAGGTGGAAGTCGTCGCCGACGTCCAGCCGCTGCTCGAAGGCGAGCCGGGCCGCGTGCGTCGAGAGGGTGACGGACTTGTCCGCGCCCTGGGCGTCCTTGAAGAGGATGACCGGCGACACCTTCTCCTCCATGACGCCGGTACGCGGGTTGGCCTTCGGCGCCCAGGTGTGGGTGCTCATCCCGATGACCCGGCCCGAACACTCGACGCCCGGCGCGTCGAACTTGATGAAGTTGCCGCCCGCACCGGGGATCGCGTCCTTGTTGTCGTCCCAGAAACCCATGATCTGTTCCCTGCTCTCTGCTCTGTCTGGATCGTGCTCTGATGGGTGGTGCTCCCAGCCGGGGCCGTCCCGGCTGGGGGTCCTATGCCGCCGCGGGGGCGGCGAGGCCGGCCTGGACGACGACGTCCCGGGCGGCGTCCGCGAGGCGCTGGTCCCCGAGGGCCTTGTAGTGCTCGGCCCTGGTGCCCCAGGTGGCCTGGTTGGCCTGCCAGATGGCGAGGAGCCCGGCCTTGACCTGCTCGGGGTCACCCGCGAGCGAGGAAATCGCCTGCTCGATCGGGTCCGCGTGGTCGATGACGCCGACGGCGCCGACCTCCTGCGACAGGTCGAACATGTACCCGTGCGTCTGCCCCTGGCGAGCGTCGAAGATCCGCTGGGACAGGGGGAGCAGGGTCCGCATGGCCTTCTCCAGGGGCACCCAGATGAGGTCGGTCTTCGCCTGGCCGGGCCAGACCTTGACGACCAGGGCGCGGGTCATGTCCAGCTCGCCCGAGTCGCCACGCTCCCCGGTGCGCTGGTCGTACGGCTGCATCACGGCGTAGCTGCCGAGCTGCTGGGCGACCTCGTCGAGGTAGTTCAGGTCGATCCGGCCGGTCTTCGTGTCGACCCGGAACGCCGGTCGACCCGAGCCGCGGATGCCGAAGGTGCAGTCCCAGGACCCGCAGATCCGGTACTGGTCGCTCACGCCGAATTGCTCGGAGTCGACGATCATGAAGGGCCTGATCGCCTTCAGGTAGGCCTCGACGTCGGGGGCGAACTCCCCGAGATCCGGGATCGACTTGCCCTGGCGGGCGGCGTCGGTGGCCGCGTGGATCGCCGAGCCGAGGGTGGCCGCGGCGCCCATGTTCGAGCGCTCGCGGACCTTCTTCAGCACCTTGTTGAGCTTCTTCTTCCGCTCCTGGTCGTCGTCGGCACCGGCCGCGACCCGGGCCTCGGCGATCAGGTCGGGGTGCTTCACCACCGAGGCGACGATCTCGCGCAGCGTCCAGGCGTCGAGCGCGGCCCGGTCGTGGACGACCTTGTTGAAGCTGGTCACGCGCTTGTACCGGGCGAGCTTGCCCGTGAACGGGTCCACCACGACGCCGGAGGTCAGGATCTTGTCGCCCTCGGGCGTCGTCCAGTACCAGCGCCAGGTGCCGTGCTCGTCCTGGCCGATCTTCCCCTTGTCGACCTCCTGTTGGTACAGGGGCCGGAGTGCCGGCGAGATGCCGGCGAGCGGGTCGGTCTGGGGGCTCATGCCGCGTGTCCTCTCTGCGTGTCGAAGTAGCTGGCGATCTCGTCGATCCGGTGCGACGCCTGGTGCCCCTCGATCAGGAAGGAGAGGTCGCCCTTCGAGGCCCCCTCGGGGATCTCGATCCCGAGGCCGCGGGCGAACCGGAGCTGGGGCTCGGACGGCTTCTGCTTGCGCCAGGCCCGCTGCTTGTCGAGGGTCATCGCGCCCTCGGCCCCGCCCAGGTCGTCGGCGAGGTCTTCACCCCAGGACCGGGCCATCTCCAGCGAGAGGGAGGTGTGCTCGGTGATGCCGCCGGACTGCCGGTGCTCGGGCCGGCCGGGGGCGTAGAACGGCACGCCGCGCTTCTTCGTGGCCCAGGCGACGTCGAAGGTGCCGACCGGCGCCTCGGGGTCGACGGCCGGGATCAGGAAGACGAAGGCCGAGTCGTCGCGGGTGCCGGTCGACAGGAAGTAGATGCCGGCCCGCGAGCGATTCCAGACCTTCGCGCTCGCCGCGACGATCGGGTCGAAGTCCTTCACCAGGACGGGGCCGTTGTGGATCGGCTTGATCCAGACCGGGGCGTCGAGGCCGTCCCGCTCGTCGAACTCGTCCTCGGCGTCGGTGAGGGTCTGGCCGTCCTTCAGCTCGATCGGCTTCTCGGACAGGTCGATCAGGCTCGCGAGGCCGTGCGTCGCGCTCGCCCCGACGACGTCGAGGATCAGGCAGTCCTGGTCTTCGTAGGGGAACTCGGGGTCGACCCGCAGGCCCCGGCCGACCATCTGCTGATACAGGGGCGCCGACTTCGTCGGGCGGGCCACGACGACGCACGAGACCCGCGGGGAGTCGAAGCCCTCGGTCAGGACCATGCAGTTGGCGATGACCTGGGTCGTCCCGTCGTGGAGGCGGCCGAGGATCTCGCGCCGCTCGCCCGGGGGAAGCTCGCCGTGGACGACCTCGGTCTTGATCCCCTCGTCGTTCAGGGCGTCTGCGAAGGCGCCGGCCGCGCTCACCGTGGGGGCGAAGAGGATGCCGGACCGGGTGGCCGCGTGCTCGACGTAGGCCTTCGCGATGACCTCGGGTGCGAGGGAGGCTTCGAGCTTGTCGCCGAGGTCGCCGATCGCGAAGTCGCCGCCGGTCTTCTTCACCTTGTCGAGCGCGAGGTCGTCGACCTGGACGCGCTTGCCGCGGACGTTCACGAGGTAGCGCTTGCGGATCATGAAGGCGATGTCGCGCCGGTAGGCGACCTCCTGCCACACGTCCGCGAGCGAGGCCCGGTCGCCGCGGGCGAGCGTCGCCGTGAAGCCGGCGACCAGGGTCTCGGAGTCGACCTCGGTCTCCCCGAGGGCGCCGAAGTGCTCCAGGATGCGCCGGTAGGTCGGGGCCGTCGCGTGGTGGCACTCGTCGACGATGACGAGCCCGATGTTCCGGAGCTGGTCGAGCCGGGCCTTCGAGCGCAGGGACTGCACCGAGGCGACCACGATCGTGCGGTTGACCTCGTTCCGCTCGGCCTTGACGATGCCGACCGACAGGTGCGGGGCCACGGCGCGGATCTTGCTCGCGGCCTGGGTGACCAGCTCGTCCGTGTGGGCCAGCACGAGCACGCGCTTCGCGGCGTAGGTGGCCGTGAACTCCTTCGACAGGTGCGCGAAGACCACGGTCTTCCCGGCCCCGGTGGGGAGCACCGCGGCCGGCCGTCGGACCCCGCGGTCCCAGGAGTCCTGGAGGGCGGCGATCGTCTCGGTCTGGTAGTCGCGGAGCTTCAGGAGGCCGCTCACGACGCGACCTGAAGGGCGCGGGCCGAGTCGCGGCGGCGACGGAGGATGCGCCGACGCTCGGCCGGGTCGGTCCCGCCGCGGACGCCGAAGGTGTTCGAGCCCTCGGAGGACAGGACGTCCTCCAGGCAGGCGGCGATGACGGGGCACGCGGTCCCCCCGGGGCCGGAGGTCTGGCAGAAGGCCTTCGCCTCGTCGAGGAGGGCCTGGGTCCGGGGCGACGGCTCGTCCTTGTGGTCGTCGCCGAAGGGGAAGAAGGCCTCCGGGTCGCCGTCGTGGAAGCAGGCGGCCCGACTGCGCCAGTCGGCCGAGTCGCGGAAGAAGCGGCGGCGCGGCATCAGGCGGCCCGTCGATTCACGAGGTGGTCGTGGTTGACCTCGACCAGGCGGTCGCCCTCGGTGCGGACCAGGAGGCAGCCCTGGAACTCGCGGCCGGTCGGCGTGGCCGGGATGACCCAGGAGGTGCGCGGCCACGCCGCGGGGCCGACGACCTGGGCGAGCAGCTCGCCGTCGACGAGCCCGGCCACCGTGACCATGCCGGCCGCGGCCTGGGCCTTCGCCTCCGGCACGCGGTTCGGGGTGCGCCAGGTGGTCGCCCGTCCGGCCGACGCCGTCCGGGACTTCTTGCCGTGCTCGCCGACCATGTGCTGCTCGAAGAGGGCGGGGTCGGCCGTCACGAACTCGTGCGTCCGGCACCGACCGGAGACGAAGCGGGGAGCGCTCACGATGGGGCCTTTCTGTCGTGCGTCGACGGGACAGGCGACGCGATGTGGAAGTTGATCCCGGACGCGAGCGGGTGCCTCGGCATGCCGCCCGCGCCCGGATGTCTATGCGGCTTCGGCCTCGACGCGCCGGTAACAGAGGGCGCGGGCCGTAGCGATGTCCTGCTCGGTGAAGCGGAGCGGCCCGCGGGTCGGGTGCCCTCCGACGCGAATCGCGCCGACCTGCTTCAGGGCGTGCTTCCGACGGAGGGTGCGGGCCGAGCAGCCGACGAGCAGGGCGGCCTCGGCGAGGCTCCAGGTCTTCTCGGTGGGGCTCATGCGGTCCGCCTCCTCTCTCGGTGTCCGGTCAGGGCCCGTGGCCCTGTGTGGCCCTCCTTGGCCGTAGTCCCAGGATGAGGGTCCGGTCTGGGACTGTCAAGCGGTTCGCCGAGTCTCATTCAAGACGGCCGATCGGCCGGGGCTGTCCTGGGGTGAACATCCGATGTAACGCTCTGGAGGACTCACGGAGCGTGACAACGGGGCATCCGTGGACACGGAATGTTGCTTGTCGTGTCCGGGTGGGACATCCTGCCCCTGTGCAGCACGGGGAAGGCCGCACGACCGATACGCGAGCCCGCCGCTACCTCGAAGGCCTTCTCGGTGACCCACCTGCACCCGAGAGAGGACCGCACCGTGGACGACCGAGAGAGGATCGCTCGCGCCCGACACACCGTTCGGCGCGCCGCCTACGACCGGATGAACTCCCTGGACCTGACCCAGGTCGACCTCGCCGACCGGGCCGAGGTCAGCTACAAGACCGTCAGCCGCTTCTTCAACGCCGACGGCTGGCGCGAGCCCCAGGTGATCCGCGCGATCTCCGAGGCGCTCGGCTGGCCCGCCGACGAGCTGGAGCGTCGCGTCGAGGTCGAGCTGGCGCGCCAGGCGATCCCGGACCTGGAGGCCACCGTGCCCGGCCTGATCGCGCTCCAGCTCGACCCGGCTCTCGTCTCCGGGCTCGCCCCCGAAGAGGCGAACGAACTCCGCGCCGTGCTCTCCGCCGTCGCGGTCCAGCAAGCGGCAGCAATCCGGGCGAGGACCCCGGGTCGTGGGTTTCCGCTGATGACCCCGTCGCACCTTCTCACCGTGGGAGCCTGACCCGATGTCCATCCGCTTCTGGTTCGAACGCCAGTGGAGCCGCACGCGGCGCCGCTTCCTGCGCCGCCCCGTCCCGTCCGGCCGGCGCCGACTCGCCCCCACCACCGGGGGCGCTCAGCGCCTTGAAGTGATCAAGGTCCGCCCGCCGGTCGCCCGCCGACTGAAGGGCCTTCGGCCCAGCGGGACCTCCCTCGGCGTCGGCGCCGGCATGCTCGCGACGGCCTCCCTCGCGGTGCTCCTGCTCGGCGGCGTGCTGTCGTCGACCTCGCCGTCGGCCGCCGGCCCGAAGGTCGCCCCGTCGGCACCGGGGGCGACCCCGGAGGCGCCGGCACCGCGCCGGCCGGCGGGATCGCCCGGTCGGGCGGCCGAGCCTGTCGCCCAGCCCGTCCAGCCGGGCGACGACGCCGAGCCGGCCGCCTTCATCCCGCCGCGGTCCGGCCCGACCCCGCCCGCGGCTCCCCCCGAGAGCCGGTCGCCCCGCCGTCCCCCTCCTGGCCCGTTGGGGCCGACGGCCGGTGGCACGACCGGGTCGTCGACGACGTCCCCCCCGCCGTCCTCGACGACGCCGCCGGTTCCCTCGACGCCTCCCCCGAGCGTCGAGGAGCCGGCGGCCCCAGCCGTGAAGCCCGACAAGGTCAAGGGCGAGAAGGAGTGCCCCCCGGGCCAGGCGAAGAAGGGCCGCTGCTGATGGCCTGACGCACGACGAAGCCCCCGTCGCATCTCGCGGCGGGGGCTTCGTGCTGTTCAGGGAGTGGTCACCAGTAGCGGTACCAGAGATCGAGCCAGTACGACATCAGTCCTCCTCTCCGATCACGACGGTCTTGACGATGCGGCCCAGTCCGTCGGCCGTCAAGCGGCCGGTGTCGAAGCCCCGAGCGCGCATCGAGTGGAAGCAGAGCCCGGCGTCTCGGCACACGAACTCGCCGGGGATGGGCCGCCAGCCGAAGTCGATCGCCCGCTGCATCTGATCCGGTGTGCGGACGCCGCCGCAGGACAGGCACCGGACCATGCCCTCGGGGAGCGGCCCGATCACTGAGCCTCCGGCGGGTCGTCGTCGCGGCTGGTGAGCAGGTCGATGACGAGGTGGACCAGGATCGCGCCGATGCCGCCGACGAGCGCGACGAACGCCGTGCTCTGGCCGACCATGCCGGCGATGATCGCGAGGGCCATCAGGGCGATGCACAGGCGGGCGGCCTGGAGGATCGCGTCGTGGGCGTGGGAGACGGTGGTGAACTCCTCGTCGTGGGTCATGCCATGTCCTTCCGGAGCTTCTCCAGGTCGAGCGCGGGATCGAGGTAGGCGGCGATGATCATGTCGGCCCAGTACATGTCGCCGATCTCGTACTGAGCGCGGGAGCGGGCCTGGGCCAGCCGCTCCGTGTGGTCGGAGAGCACGAGGCGGCCGGGCTGGCCGTCCGTGTTGCGGGCGGGCGACATGCCTCGGACGGCGCCCTTCGGGACGGGGGGCTGGCTCATGTTCAGCGCTCTCCTTCGGTCGTGAGCTGAGCGGCCAGGGTCCGGCCGTTCTTCTCCAGGTAGCGGACGTTGGCGTCGTGGATCTCGCGGGCCAGCTCGCGCTTGTGCCCCCGGGTGGCGCGCCACTCGTCGACCAGCTTGTCGGCCAGCTTCAGGAAGGCGACGACGAGGATGATCGCGAGGATCTGCTCGAAGCTCGGCATCGGTCAGACCTCCTCGTCCTCGTCGTCGGTCTCGTCTTCGGCCAGGCACTCCTCGCAGGCGTCACGTGCCTGCTCTTCGTGGTCTGGGCACAGCTCGGCGGCGTAGGCCCACTCGTCGCCGTCCTCCATCTGGTAGGCCGCCTCCTCGGCCGCGCTCGCCAGGGTGGAGAAGCCGGCGAAGGTGCATCCCTCGTCGTTGAACGCTCCGAACTCGCGCATCGGTCACGCCTCCAGGTCCGGCAGGGCGTCGACGGCCGAGTCCCAGGCCTCGTAGGCGAAGATCGCGAGGTCGAGGTCGTTCCGGACGTAGCTCGGCAGGACGATGTCGGGCCGGGGGGCGAGCCAGACCCGGACGGAGACGGCCAGGTCGGCGGAGGCCTTCTCGTAGTCCTCGCGGAGCTTGCGCACCTCGTCGAGCTGGGCGTCGACCAGGGCGTCGCGAGCCGCCTTCTCCGTGGCGGCCGGCGCGGTCGGCACCTCACTCTCGACCACGACCACCTCGGGCGCGTCGGGCACGAAGGTGGCGGCCTGCTTCACGGTGGCCTTGCGCCAGGTCGACTTCACGTAGCGGCCGGCGGTCACGTCGCGGTCAGCGCGGTAGTCCACGGCACCGTTCTCGGCGCGGACGGCGTCACGCACCTTGCCGTTCGCCAGCGTGATCCGGCCGGCGGTGTAGGGCGACATCGTCATGGCGGTTCCTCTCGTCGTTCGGGGACATCGGGGACGACACTACGGGACATCGGCAACATCCGCAACATCCCAGTCGGTTGCGGGATGCGCTTGCGCCGACACGGTCCGACGTGAGACTGTGATCCCGATGTTGTCGATGTTGCCTATGAGAGGAGGCCTGATGTGCGCGCCACGTTGACCACCGAGCAAGCCGCGAAGCGCCTCGGTGTCGAGCGCCAGACCGTCCGGCGCTGGTACTTCGCCGGTCGGCTGGACGGCTTCCAGCTCACGGCCCCCCGGGGTCCGATCAAGGTCTACGAGGACAGCGTCGAAGCCGTCCTCGCCGCAGCGAAGCAGAAGGAGAGCACCCCGTCATGAAGACCCCGACCGTCACGAAGACCCCGCCGACCACCCAGGCCTTGACCCGCGCGCTCTGCGTGCTGACGTTCCTGTTCTCCCTGTCGACCGCGGTCCGCGGCGGGGGCGACTACCTGAGCGTGATCGTCGTCGTGGCCGCCTCCGTGGCCTTCGTGCTCACCTTCAGCCGACCGGCCGCGCTCGTCCTGGCCGTGGTCCAGCGCACGAAGGTCCAGCGCTGATGGCCGAGCGCGAGCCCGCCCCCCTCGGCACCCTGGCCGTCGGCACCCGCGTGCGACTCCGGTCCTCCGGGGTCGTGGGGTCAACGTCGGCCGGCTTCGTCTCGGTCCAGACCGACGAGGGTGAGGTGCTGACGCTGTCGCCGAACATGACCGTCTTGGTCCTGGAGGTTCCGGCCCCGAGCACCGTCGGGTCGGCCGTGCTCGCCAGCGTGAACGGCGGCCCCGACGAGGTGCTGACGCTGACGCTGAACAACAACAACGTCGCCCGCTGGTTCCAGCCGTCCTCGCGCGGCTTCCTGACGGCGGCCGACTCGGTGCTCGTCAAGACCGTGATCTACCAGGCGCCGGTCACTCCGGCCGCCCCCGTTCCCGCCCGGCTCCAGCCGGGCCAGACGAAGTAGGGCGAGCGTCGATGTCCCGTCCCGCCCGCTCGCTCGCCGCCACCCCGAAGGAGGACTGACCGATGGCCTCGACGACCCGCAAGCCCCGCCCGTCCGGCCGGAAGCCGGCTCCGGCACCGCGGCGCCAGCCCCGCGAGCGGAAGAAGAGCTGGTTCGACTTCATCCCCGGGACCGACCTGGACGAGTACCTCGGTCCGTGGATCGGCGGCTTCGTGGCCGTGCCGGCCGCCGGCATGATCGCGCACGCGGTCTGGGGCCAGACTGGCTGGCGCTTCGCCATCGCCGCGGTCCTGGTGCTCGCGGGCGCCGGTTTCGCCTGGGTGACCCTGCACGAAGCGAAGCCCCGAGGCGACTACACGCGGTGGCGCGCCGCCGTGACCGTCGGCTTCGCGCTCCTGTCGGTCGCGGTCACGACCCTGATCGGCTTCGTCAGCGTCGACAGCACGGGCGGACCGCTGACCCTCTGGGTGCAGCGCCCCTGGGTCGACGGCCACTCGCTGCTCGCCGCGCTCGTCGCGCTGAGCTGGAACATCCGTCGCTCCCGCGCCGTGATGGGCGAGGGTCACGACGAGCACCCGCAGACCGACGGGTCGGACGACCTGGCCGAGATCCTCGGCGTCAAGGCGAAGGTCCGGGTCGTCAAGCACGAGCCGTCCGAGGACGGCGTCCGTCACGAGTTCGTGCTGTCGCACAAGGGCGCGCAGTCGGCGAGCATCGCGAAGGGCATGCCGGACCTGCTCTCGCTCGCCGGCCTGCCCCCGACCGCGGCTCGGGTCATCCCCGACCCGACCGACGCCTCCAAGACCCGGCTGACCCTGGTGACGAAGGACGTCCTCGCCGAGTCCGCGCCCTGGCCCGGGCCGAGCCGGCCGGGGCAGTCGATCGCCGAGCCGTGCCGGCTCGGCCGGTACGAGGACGGCTCGGCCTTCGAGATGGTGCGGCCGGGCGACCCGAAGAAGGGCCGCAACGCCCGGTCCTACCTCGTCATGGGCATGCCGGGCGCCGGCAAGACCGAGGCCGAGCTGCACGAGGTGAGCGAGATCGTCACCCGTCCCGACGTCGTCCTCTGGTGGGTCGACACCGTGAAGGGCGCCCAGACCGCGGACGACATCCTGCCGGCCGTCGACTGGTGCGCGACCGGCAAGCCCGAGGCCGCGGCGATGGCGAAGGCCCTCCGCTTCATCGTCAACTACCGGGCCGGCGCGCTCGCGCTGCTGAAGAAGAAGTTCAAGGCCGAGGGTCGGCAGTGGACCCCGGACGCCTGGAAGCACCTGAAGCTGCCATACCTGATCGTCCACATCGAGGAGTTCGCCGACGTCGCCGAGTTCTTCGACAAGGACATCGTCCGCCTCGGCGAGCAGGTCCGGTCGGTCGGGATCTCGCTCTCGATCTCGCTCCAGCGGGCGAGCGCGGACAACATAAACACCTCGCTCCGCTCGTCGCTGGGCGGGGGCTGGTGCTTCGGGATCAAGGACAGCTCGGACGCGAACATGGCCCTGTCGGACACGACGCTCTCCTACGGCGCCGACCCGGGGGCCTGGGCCGACGCGAAGCCCGGCATGTCCTACCTGGAGTCGACCCTGGTCGCCCAGGAGCGCTGGGCGATGCCGGCCCGGACCTTCCTGCCGATCCCGCCCGACGTCCTGCACTGGCACGTCGCGTGGTGGGCGCCGGTCATGGCGAAGCTCGACCAGGGCTCGATCGCCTCGATGGGCGCCTACGGCAAGACCTACCAGGAGCGCCAGCGCTGCAACCGCGAGGACTGGATGGAGGCGCACGAGGTCGAGCTGATGACGCCGCCGGCCGGCACGCCCGAGGCCGCCGTCCGCGCGGTCGCCGAGATCGCCGTCCCCGCCCTCCAGGCGGCCGGCGTCACGACAGAGTTCCCGCCCGCCCTCCCGAGCCGGGCGACCAGCGTCGAGGAGGAGCTGGGGAAGTTGCAGACCAACCAGGGGCCGATCACGGCCGAAGAGGAGGAGGACGAGATGCGTTCGATCGACCAGAGCGAAGCCCGCCAGGAGGCGCGCGAGCTGTACGACGACGAGGAGTCCCGCCAGCTCGTCGAGGGCATCGACCCGCGGGTCTCACGGGCGCTGGAGCCCGTCGACCCCGAGGACGACATGGTCCTCGGCGACGAGCTGCCGCAGAAGGTGATGACGCCGGAGGAGGCCGACGCCGCCCTGATCGAGGTCTTCCGAGGGATCTTCGCGAAGAAGGGCAACCCGGAGTGGATCGAGGTCGACACGTCGACGCTCGGCGAGCTGTGGGCCGAGACCGGGATCTTCAGCTACGGCAACCCGCGAGCGGCCCTCGGCGAGCGGCTGCACAAGCTGGCCGCGCTCGGCTTCGCGGAGCGCGTGGCGTCCGCCCGCGGGCGCCGGCCGGCGAGCTGGAAGGTCCGCCTGGGGGTCCTCAACCCGCCCATCCCGTCCACGGGTGACGAGCCGGGCGAGGACCCGGACGCTCACTACGAGTGACTCGCGTCGGCGTCCGCCACGGCGCCGACGCAAGTGCCCGCACGGGGCTCATTTCCCTAGGGATGCGTCGGCCGACGCAAGTTGCGTCGGTGCAGGTCAGAGCCTCGCCGACACAACGGCCTCCAGGCCTCCGACGCATCCGACACAAGCCCGACACAACGCTCCGACGCTACAGAGAGTGAGATGATCATGGAAACGAGCACGAGGTCCCGTCCGGCCGCCCAGGGCACCGCCCCGGTGCGCCACCCGGCCCGAGCGGTCGAGGCCGCCGGCACGACGAGCGAGCTGATCGCCGCCACCGAGAAGTGCCGCGCCCGGGAGGTCCAGGGGGCCGACGGGTACTACTCGGCCGGCGAGGCCGTCTACCAGAAGCTCCGCAAGACGAGCCGCTGGGGGCTGCGGATCGACAAGATCCTGACGGCCCGCAAGATCCGGAAGCTCTACTTCAACGCCGCGGCCCACATGGAGGAGGCCGCCCGGAACCTCTCGGCCGCCATCGCCGAGGAGGAGCAGATGCTCGGGGGCCAGAAGGCCAGCTCGGGCGACTTCGCCGCCGACAAGTAGGAGAACAGATCATGGGACGAGACCTGGACCGGATGGTCGACGCCGCGCTGACCGAGACCGGCCGCCGGCACCGCCGGACCATCCTGTTCTGGCGCTGGGGCGGCCGGTACCTCCTGGTCGCCGCGGTCGCCGCGGTCGCGCTCGGGACGCTCGGGCTCGGAGCCGTTCGGCTCTGGGCCTGGGCCTCGGGCACGTTCGGGCTGTCCGGCCCGACCGTGCTCGCCGTGCTCGGGGTCCTCGCCCTCGCGCTCGGGGGGCTTCGGGCGCTGACCCGAAGCCCCCAGGAGGCCGCGCGGCGGCGAGCACGCCGACTCTGATCCGAGCACCGACCCGAGCGCACGTCCCGAACGTCGATGTCCCGTCGACCCGAACGACCCGAAGGAGATCCGAACGTGAAGCTCTGGGAGACCCGTCCGATGCCGCCGAGCGAGCGTCGATGGATGACGCGCGTGACCGCGGTCGCCTGGGCCGGCGTGCTGGCCTGGAACGTCTCGCACGTCTTCGACCACCTGGGCCAGCACCGGACCGACGGCTGGCGCCAGCTCGCGCTCTCCTTCGTGCCGGACATCCTGATCCTGATCGGGGTCTGGAAGCTCCGGTACTCGCCGAAGGCGATCGTCGGCTGGCTGATGACCCTGGTCGGGCTCGCCTGGTTGTGCTGGGCCGCCCTGTCGACCTCCGAGCCGACGATCTCGGGCCGGATCATCGCCCTCGCCCCGATCGCCACGGTCGTCCTGATGACCCTCGCGCTGGAGTTCGAGCAGGCCCGAGCGGCCGAGCCCGAGCCTGAGCGGTCCGAGCAGGAGTCCGAGCGTGAGTCCGAGCAGATCCCGAGCGTCACCCCGAGCGCGAGCCCGAAGACCCGAGCGCGGACCCGAGCCGCTCGGCCCGAGCGTCCGAGCGCGACCCCGAGCGAGAGCCCGAACGGCCCGACCATCCTCCCGAGCGACGCGCCGCTGACCGAGCCGCTCGCGGTCCTGCCGGCGACTCCGAAGGACCCGATCCGAACGGAGAGCATCCGAGCGGAGGCGATGGCGGTCGGCCCGACCGTCGAGCCCGAGACGACGCTGATCTCGATGAAGCGGCCGGCGCCGAGCCGGCCCGCGGCGGCCGAGATCCTGGCCGCTCTGGCCGGCCTCGACGACGTCTCGGCGGCCGAGCTGGGCCGTCGGCACGGTGGGTCGGACAACTTCTGGATCGAACGGAAGCGCGAGGAGTCGGCCCGTCGGCTGGACCGCGAGCTGGCGGAAGTCGTCCGCGTTGACGCCGCCCAGGCGTGACGATAGGTGCATGACGGGTCGACATCGCGTGAGTGAGCCGGCGGTGTCGCCCTGGGTGGAGATGGCCCGGGGCGACGCGCAGGAGTGGTTCCGAGAGCACCAGGGCGCGCCGCTCTGGGAGTACGACCGCTGGGTGGCCGAGCGCTACGAGCCCTCGGTCCTGGCGGGGAACGGCTGGGCACCGGGGAGCCCGATCGACTGGAAGCTCCAGGCCGCGCTGGACGGCGCCCACGAAGGGCTCCGGGCCGCGCGGGACTACGAGCTACGACGACGAAGGAGTCCGAGAGCAGCATGAGCTACCCACGACTGAACAACCTCGCCCAGGCCGTCGACTGCGCTACCGCGGACGACGTCCGCTGGGAGATCGAAGAGACCCTCGACAAGTGCGCCGGCACGAAGGCCCGCATCCTGCGACGGATCGGGGACGAGGAGTGCCACACCTGCCCCCCGGGTTTCCTCGCGGTGGTCATGCAGGCCGAGAAGCTCGCCCGAGCGCTCGACATCGCGCTCGACGAACTCGGCGTGGCCCCGAGGGCCGACTCGTGAACCGGGTCACGCACAACCTGCTCGGCGCGGCCTCGGGCTTCGGCCTGGGGCTCGCGGCCGGGTGGCCCTGGTGGCAGGTGCTCGCGGGCGCCGGTCTGGCCTCGGTGACGTCGGACGGCCCGACGTCACCGGACGCCGACCAGTACCGCTCCTGGAGAAGGACCGACGCCCTCGTGCCGGACGAGCTGCTCGGCCGCGGCGGGCCGCTCCAGCACCGGGGGCTCTCGCACTGGTGGGGCCTGCCGGCCGGCGCCGCGGTCGTGGTCTTCCTGCTCGTCCCGGCCGGCTGGGCCTGGATCGCCTGGGCGCTGATCGCCGGCTGGACCTCGCACCTGATCGGCGACTTCGTCCACGGGCGTGCCGGCTGGGGCCGGGCCGCCGGCATCCCGCTCGCGCCGTGGTGGGGCCACGTCGGCGTCGGCCTGAAGTCCGGCGGGGTCGTCGAGCGCGCCCTGGTCGCCCCGGTGCTCGTCGTCCTCCTGGGGTACCAGGCCTGGCTCACGGTCGGGATCGTCCGGTGAAGCCCTACGCGGGCTTCGAGGTGACCAGTCCTCCCGCCCTTTCCTGCCTCTCGGCGGGGCACGTCCTCGTCGACATCTTCGCCGTGGCCGACGGGGTCGTACTGGGCGCCTGGTGCCTCTGGTGCGGCTCGGCCGCCTACGACGGTGACGCCTTCGACGAGGCGACGCTCGTGCCGCTCGTGCCGATGACGGTCCGGGTCCGGCACGGTGAGGCGTCGTGAAGCTCGACCTCGAAGCCCTCGCCCCCTTCGACCCGCGGCGCGTCCAGCACATCGAGCACTGCAACCTCGCGCTCCAGCGGGAGATCCACGCCCGGTGGTTCGCCGTCGGCGAGCCCGTCGAGGACGTACCAGAGACCACCGACAGAACGATGACCCGCTGCTCCCTCTGCGGCATGGTCGCCTGTGCTCCCGAGCTGCACGACCCGTCCGAGCCAGTCTCACACCTGCTCTGATTCAGCTCCCCCCGGGTCGAAAAGTGCCCCTACACTCCGTAGGGTAATAGGGCTTATCTGTCACCGTTCCCATCGAGGAGACGTCAATGCGGATCAAGATCATGGGCTACATCGAGGTCGAGGAGCTGGACGACGAGTACCTCGACCTCGAAGACCCGACCGGCCTGTCCAAGGAGGGCTACGACCAGATCGTGAGGGACGTCGACGGCAATTGGTCGATCGACGACCTCGTCGACGTCGAAGTCGAGCTGGTGCCCTGATGCGCGCGAAGCTCGCCGCCGTCGTCCTCGTCGTGCTCCTGTCGGCGTGCGGGGCGCCCGCCGGCCGGACTCTCGACGACGCCGGCCGACTCGCCTGCGACGACTTCGCCGAGGGCTACGAGTCGGGCCTCACTCTCGACGAGCGCAAGGCCCTGGCGTCGAAGGTCCAGGAGTGGGCCTCCAGGTCGAGCGTGACCACGCTCCCACTCGCGGCCCGCGCGCTGATCCGCAGCACCCGTCAGCCCGCGGCCTGGCAGGTAGCGGCCGACGGCTTCGCCACGGCCTGCCTTGACGCTGGCTGGAGGGCCTTCCGGTGAGCGTGGAGTACGTGATCATCTGCGACGGCTGTGCGTGCGTGACCACGGCGAGCCGCCAGTCCGCCACTCAAGCCCGCGCCGCGCTCCGAGGAGCCGGCGGTCGAACCGAACTCCCGGGCGCGCTGGACTTGTGCCCGGGGTGCGTCGCGGACGGGGTGAAGCCCTCGTGACCGGCGAGCTGGTCGTCCGGCCGGCGGCCGAGCTGGTCGTCCAGCCGGACCCGTGGGAGGCCGCCGTGGAAGCCTTCCTGACGTCCAAGAGGCGCGCCACGACCCGGAAGGCCTACCGCACGGATCTGCGGCAGTGGCGGGCGTTCTGCGCCCGGCGCGGGGTCGATCCGTGGCGTGCCCACCGGGTCACGGTGGATACCTGGGCCGCCGAGCTGGAGGACGCCGACCTCGCGCCCTCCTCGGTCGGCCGCAAGCTCTCGGCCGTGGCGAGCCTCTACAAGTACCTCGCCCGCCTGCCGGAGTCGCCCGCGCTCGCCGCGCTCGGGTGGACCTGGGTCAATCCGGCTCTCGACATCGACCGGCCGACCTTCGGCGGCGAGGGCAAGACGATGGCGCTCACGGCCGAGGAGCTGGATCGGGTGCTGAAGGTGGCCCGGTGGCCCCCGCCGGAGTGCCCCTCTCGCCCCCGGGGCGCCTCGCACGGGCGACGGGAGGCCGTCGCCGTCCTCCTGATGGGCACGCTCGCCATCAGGGCGCGAGAGCTGCTCACGGCGCGCCGGAGCGACTACGTGCTCGACCACGGCCGGAAGGTCATCACGGTGACGCGCAAGGGCGGCAAGACGAAGAAGCTCGTCCTCGACCCGCCCGTCGCCGCCCGGCTGGATACCTACCTCGCCGGCACGACGGGCGACTTCCTGATCGGCACCGGGGCGACCGACGCCGACTACCAGTGGCTCTACCGCCTGTGCGAGCACCTGGGGCTCGACGCCGGCATCTCGACCAGGCGCGAGGACGGCTCGATCGAGCGGCACCTGACGCCGCACGTCTTCCGGGCCACCTTCGCCACGCTCTACCTCGACACGAAGGACGCGAACTTGGCCTGGCTCCAAGACTTCATGGGCCACGCCTCGCCGGACACGACCCGCCTGTACGACCGGGGCGCGAACGCGCTCCGACGCCTGGGTGCCGTCGCGCACACCGTGACGGCCCAGCTCGACCTCGAAGGAGACGACTGATGCCCGGCGAGGACATGCCGACCGAGTTCCTGGAGTGCCGGCTCTGGGGGCACGCCTGGAAGGCCGGCACGGTGAGCCGGGACCGGGCGTCCGGGGCCTTCGACCAGGGACTCGTCTGCATCCGGTGCGGGGGGCAACGGGCCTACGTGCTCGATCGTCGCGGGCGCTTCGTGAAGCGGCGGCCCTACTCCTACCCAGACGGGTACCTGATGCCGAAGGGCACCGGGCGCCTCTCGTCGGGAGAGCGCGACGACCTCCGGGCCGAGCTGGCCGAGCGGTACGCACCCGCGACCCGCCGGAGGCGCCGGCAGTGACCCCGGGAACGACGAAGCGGCCCC